CTTCATTTTCTAAATTTTACAAAGTAGGCCACAACGAGTAATTTACTGATGCACATTACGGCAAAACTTAATGCGCTTAAATGACTGATGATCGCCAAAAACACTGCGGTGTCGATTGGCACTGAAACCAAGCTGGAGACTACAACTCGCTTGTTAAAGTCCCCTTTATATTTTGAATAAACGATGTAATCGCTAATCTCGGAAATTGCAAAAGCAGCAATACTTGCTATCGCAACAAATGGGTCAGCGAGTAAATAGCTTAAAAGGCCAGCTGCCGCCATTAATGCTAAAACGGCTTTATGCCCGACTTCTCGTTGTGCGTAATCACGCGCCACAAATACAAGGCCAGCGATGACCGAGCCAATCGTAAAAATAGTTCCATCGAATAAAACAATCGGTGGAATGTAAGCAAACGCCAAATTAATACCAACGACTGTGGCAATGTAAATTCCTGAATATTTATAGTTCATTTTCTGCAATCCATTTCTTCAATCATAGTGCTAGGGCTTAACCCTAACTTCACTCTGTCTTTGGGCTGAGAGTTTGGCGACATAACCTTTCTAGCCCATTTTACTTTTGCTCCACGCCTGTTTAGTTCATCTACTAATGATTGGTCTGACACCATTGTTATTGGCACAGGAACTTCTATCTTGACGCTTTTATTCATTACGCAGCCTCTTTAACGCCTAGCAATATGCGAGTAAGCCAGCCCAACTTATTAACAGTAATAATGTTATGCCGCCCCTCGTAGCTGTAAGACTTTAATACAGGTTTAGCCAACACTGGCATAGCAGAACCAATGGTTGTTTTGCGCTTGGTGCGAACTGTTTTTACTTTGGCTAATTTCTCTGCTGCTATTTTTTTGTTTAAGCTGTATTTTTTCATTGAACAAGCGTGAGGAGTTCGGTTCAACTTTTTAGCAACCTTTGACATTTTTAAAGTGCTGGTCATAACCAAATGTATATCTTCTGGCGACCATGCTTGATTTTGCTTTTTAGCTTTCATTAATTACGTCCTATAAAATTAATTTTTGTTTTCTTTAAAACTAACATTCTTGGTGCATTTGATCGTCACGCAGAGCCTCTGGGTGATTCCATGTAAAGTCTTTATGGTTAACCGACATATTGCAGTCAGAACAATAGTGTTCATCAACATACGAAAGAGCAGCATCAATAGCATCGTGTGCTTTTTGGTGGTATTCACCTCGGTATATTTCATTGCTATATTCATCAAGAACGATGGGCAAGTAGCCCACCCCGTCAACTTTCTTAATCATGTAATCCATAACTTCACCTCTAAAATGGTATATCGTCGTCGAAAGCATCGTGTGGCCCTTTATCCATTCCTGCCATGACCGCCTCTTTAGCTTGCGCCATTTGTGTTGACTGCTGCGGTGGCTGTCGGTGTGGCTGATTTTCTTTAGGCGTAAAACTAAACTTCATGGCTGGCGCATTAGGGTTCCCATCCTTGTTACGCAGCCAACCAGACACCCAGTAATCAATGCCGCCTACTTCTGCATTGCCTTTGAAATGAGGGTGTGTCTCACTTTCACGCTTGTCGTTTTTCCAGATACCGCCTTTGTTTGAATTATCGAACTGACTCATGCTGCTGCTCCTTCCTGATTAACACTACGAATAAAATCTTTTTGCTTGGTTGATAAGATGTTCCACACCCACATTTGTTCATGGGGTTCTAACTCGTTGTAACATTCATCAACAGATAAACTATCGTCCTCTGCGATTCCAGCAATAATGGCAACAAGACTTTGCTGAACATCTTCACGTTTAATGCGCTTATTGCTTGGCTTTAACTGGTCTGGCAGATCGTCAAATGTATTGACTTGATTAGGCACATAATAAAGATAACGGCCTACACCAAACTTTACTGCGGCTCGTTTAAAGGCATCAGACAGACCGCCTTTCTCGCCCTCAATATTTGTGTCGCCTGCACCATCTGTTTTAGTTATCCATACGCCATTGATCTTTAGCGAAAGCTCACAAACAGTGCGCCCGTCTAAGCTCTTGTAAGAGTCTTGCCATCCGTCTATACCAACTACATCATCAAGCCTTTTCATGGCGCATCTAGCATCAATGTAGGCTAATTGCATACCGCCTCGACCCTGCCTCCACTTCAACTCGCTTTTGCTAAAAGGCAACTTCAACATTTCTAATGTGTTCATGGGAATGATCTCCTTTGAAGAGAGCCTGCCGCTAAATGAAAACCTCGGACAGTGGTAGGCTCAGTTACGCGTAAAACTTTATGCCTTGTAAATGATTGCCATTCAAAGCTGATTTGCTCAAAACGATCATCATAAGCCTGACGCGCTTCTGGCTGGCTATCTGCCAAGTAAGGGTTTTCATTACCCCCTACTTTTTGCCAATCAATATCTGCTTTTTCTCTTGCTAAAAACTTTTGTGTTTCTATATTCATATCTGTACTCCACTAATAATTAAAATAGCGACAAACAACCACACTTGAGTTGTTGCACTCATGCGGTCATGCCCAACGTCCACCAGACGCAGCAAACAGCCCAAATTAAACAACCTAACGTGTTAATGATTAGCGTTTCTTTTGAAATATTCATACGTCACCTCGCACATTTAAAAAATCTAAATTTGGAACGCTCATGTAGGAAACATTTTTTTGAAGGTATTTAAAAAAGTCATAAACCCATGCCTCAAAGTCACTTGCTTGGGCTAGGTCTGTTGCTATCTGACCTTTATTTTCGTTAAACAAGGCTGCTGCAAATATGCTTGCGGCTAGGTCTGTTGTGTCAGCGTTTTCTGTGATGCGGTCAAGAAGAATATCGAAAGCGGTATAAGTCGTTGGCTCATAGTGCCAAGCAGCTTGGAAGGTAACTTCACGCTTAAACATCAAGGCTTCGTATATGTCAGCAAGTGGTGAACATTCATCAAACACACCATCAACAGGTGCATCGTTGGGTTCATCTGTATAAGCGTTTACCTGGTTGCTGATGTGGCAATAATTAGTTAATGAGTTCATTTTGCTGCTCCAAATGTTTATTTGTATAGTTACAATGTATGCGAACAAACAAAGTAAAGCAAGCAAAATGTTGAAAATGTATGATAAAAGCTAATTTAATTGCAAAATATTGGATTTATTGGGTATTACTGGGAGGGGATAATGCGAATAAAAACGAGTTAATTATTAACTTTTTGGTGGCCCTTGAGGTTCCTGATCTTCTGCAAATTTACCACCCATCAGGTTTTGCTTTTGAGTTTTACAATTGCCAGAATCAATAGCGTGTTTAGGAAGCAAGGCACTGAACGCATCAACGAGATATAACCAGTTAGGCCAATCCTCAAGCATCCAAGCAAGTTTTCTGCAACGCATTTTTGAAAAGTTAGTGTTCATATTATTACTCGGCTATATATGAGCCGACTATTACTCCTATAACGTGTGTATTATCGTTAAATTGTTGAATAGGGTAAGCAGTATTTAATGGCTTTAAATATTTAATGCCACCATCTATTACATACTCCCTAAATACAGACTCATTAGATGATCTGTCTATTGCTATTACTTTATCTCCTGTCTTTTCTGTTTTGTTAGGGTCAACAAAAATAAGTGTACCTCTAGGGTACGTCCTACCAATGCTGCTGGTCATTACGTCATTTTCAACTTCTAATGCAAATGCACTATCGGATATGTCGTGGGGACACCCAACCCAATTAGTATTATTTTCAAGCATAAACGTTCCTTTATATATGCTTTCCAAAGAAGCCCAGCTTATTACGGGTGCTTTCTTTGTCACTGGTTGAAGTTTCAAGCCAGCAAGCAATCCAAGCTCGTCAGCAGACAGTAATTGCTCTGTTGAGTACCCAAACGCTTTTGCTAGTGAAACCAAGGAATCACCTCTAACTTCCGCTAAAGGGTCAGTTTCTATCTGGGCTAATCGCCCCCTACTTAATGATGTACGTTTGGCAAGTTCATGTTGCGTCCAGCCCTGGTCTTTTCGCAAGTTTTTTATTCGTTTACCTAAGTCCATGTTCATTAATTCCTACGTTGTTAAAGATGTTAGCTATCTTACATCTTAAAAATGCGTGATAGTTAGACCTCGATTGTGCTACATACAAACAATGTTTGTTAAAGATATATTAATTGTGGCATAAACGTGCATTTGTGGTAATATACCTTACATGAAAATACTTAAATCAGAAGCAATAGCCTCATTTGGTGGTGTTGTTAAATTAGCGGAAGCCTTGGGGATTCGACACCCAGCCGTTTCGCAGTGGGGTGAGTATGTTCCACCACTAAGGGGCTATCAGATTCAAGAGCTTTTAAATCAAACAAATCAAACTGCTCAGTCAGAGGTGGCTTAATGTCAGAAAAATACAAAATGACAGTTAACATCGACTTAGGTCGAGATATTGTTTTTGGCAAAATGTGTGCTGCATTAGGTGTTTCTAAAACCGAACGAATTAATTTTCTCATTTCACAAGACCTTGAAATACACGAAAAACTGTGTAGAGAATTATCGGACGCTTTTCCAAACTTCTCTATAGATGCTGAGAGAATACGCGAGAGGGGTTTAGGTTGAGCTTTACGCTTATGGCTAAAGCCAAGCCCATTAAGGTTGGCAACTCAGGTAGAAAGCTAGTGCTAATGATGCTGGCTGACATATCTGACGACTCTGGTAGGTGCTTCCCTAGCTACCAACACTTAGCTGACGTTTGTGAAATGTCGCGTAGATCAGTAATAACCCACATCTTAAACCTTCAAGAAAAAGGCTTACTAAAAATCACTCACAGAAAGTTAAAAGGCGAGTTGATTAACAGTTCAAATATATACCATTTAACCTTAGAACAAGCCTCAAAGCCTGATGAAACGGGTAGTGAAAATTCTGCACTAGGTAGTGAAATGGTTGCACTAGGTAGTGAAACAGTTGCACTAGGGGGTAGTGAAATGGTTGCACCCATAACCTATCACTCTTCTGAACCTATCAATGAACCTATAAAAGAAAATACACGATTTAAAAAACCATCACTTGGCGATATTTCCCAATACATGGCTGATTACAGCAAAAGCAAGAATATAACGTTTGATGATTTTTTACCTGATAACTTTTTTGATTACTACGAAAGCAATGGCTGGAAGCGCGGCAACAATAAAATTAAGGATTGGCAAGCAACAGCTAGAACGTGGGTTAGAAACCAAAACAATAAATCAAATGGAGGTCAACATGCAGGCCAAAACAATCAGCCAGCTAATAACTCGGCCCCTGCAAGGGTCAGGGCAATCAACGCAGCAAAACAAGCACAGCGCGACAGAACTGAACGAACGATTAATTGACCGCTTATGGGAAGTTATGACTGACTTATTTGGTCACAAGTGGACTAGCAGCCATGACTTTTCTGATAACGGCAGTTGGACTTCTTTTCTTGAGGACTTGAACGGCAAGCAGTTTAAGGCTGGTATTGATGCGCTAAAGGATTGGACAGAATCATGGCCCCCCACAGCAACAGACTTTAGAAATATGTGTTTAGGCAGGGCCAGAGGCGGTGAAGAGCAAAACATGATTTCTAACCAACAGGCGATACAAGCAAGGTCAGCACCTTTACTGATTACCAAGCAGTTAACCGATGAAGATATTGAATTTGGCAAACAACAATCAGCAGCACTAAAGGGGTTATTTGCATGAAGGACTATTTAGCCACACCAAAACTAAAAAGCGATTACAAAGAATTATTACCTGATTACAAAGGCCCAGTTCACTTAGCGAAGTGGGGCGAAAGCGGAGGCTTAACTCACATTATTAAATCGCAGTTAAACCCGCCAGCTCGTAAAAAATATAACAAGGAAAGGAGTGCCGCATGA